GGAGGGCGCCTTGTGGAGTCAGGCGCTGATTGCCCGGGCGCAGTCGGGGGCGCAATCGGGGGCGCAGGGCGCTGCGGCGCGCGGGTTCAGCCGGGTGGTGGTGGCGGTGGACCCGCCGGGCAGTGCCGGGCAGGCGGCGGATGAATGCGGGATCGTGGTGGTGGGGGCCTGTCTGGACGGACCGCCGCAGGAATGGCGGGCCGTGGTGCTGGAGGATGCCAGCGTGCAGGGCCTGGGTGCGGCCGAATGGGCGGCGGCGGCGGTGGAGGCGTTTCGCCGCCACGGGGCCGACCGGATGGTGGCCGAGGTGAATATGGGCGGCGATCTGGTGCAGGCGGTGATCCGGCAGGTTGACCCGTTCCTGCCGTTCAAAGCAGTGCGGGCCAGCAAGGGCAAATCGGTTCGGGCCGAGCCGATCGCCGCGCTTTATGAGCAGGGGCGCGTGGCGCATTTGCCGGGGCTGGCGCGGCTTGAGGCGCAGATGGCGCAGATGACGCTGGGCGGATTTGTGGGCGCGGGATCACCCGACAGGGTGGATGCACTGGTCTGGGCCTTGACCGATCTGATGATCGATGCGGCGGCGCAGTGGCAAAGGCCGCAGGTGCGGTCGCTGTAACAGGTGGACCTTTGGGGGCATGGACCCGGACCGCTGCACGCGGGCCGGGATCGGAGGTGTGTTGATGGTATTGAAATTCCTGCGAAAATCGCCCGAGCCCGAACGCAAGGCCAGTGCGACGGGCCGGGTGGTGGCCTGGGGTCAGACGGGGCGGGTGGCCTGGTCGCCCCGCGATGCCGCCAGCCTGAGCCGGATCGGGTTCATGGGCAATCCGGTGGGGTTTCGGGCGGTGCGGCTGATTGCCGAGGCGGCGGCGGCGCTGCCCATCGTGGTGCAGGATCAGACCCGGCGCTATGAGGTGCATCCGGTGGCCGATCTGATCCGGGCGCCCAATGGCGGGCAGGGCCGGGCCGAGCTGTTCGAGGCGGTTTACGGCCATCTGCTGTTGTCGGGGAATGCCTATCTGGAGGCAGTCCCCGGAGAGGGGTCGCTGCCTGCGGAGTTGCACGTGCTGCGCGCGGACCGGATGGCGGTGGTGCCGGGGGCGGATGGCTGGCCGGTGGCCTATGATTACACCGTGGGGGGGCGGACGCATCGCTTTGCCATGACGGGTGACTGGCAGCCGATCTGCCATATCCGCAGTTTCCATCCGCAGGATGACCATTACGGGTTCTCTCCGCTGCAGGCGGCGGCGGTGGCGATTGATGTGCACAACAGCGCAAGCGCCTGGTCGAAGGCGCTGCTGGACAATGCCGCGCGGCCTTCGGGGGCGATTGTCTATCGCGGGGCGGATGGGCAATCGATGCTGAGCCCGGATCAATACGACCGGCTGGTGAGCGAGATGGAAAGCCACCATCAGGGCGCGCGCAATGCGGGGCGGCCGATGCTGCTGGAAGGGGGGCTGGACTGGAAGCCGATGGGGTTTTCGCCCAGCGACATGGAGTTTCAGAAAACCAAGGAGGCGGCCGCGCGCGAGATTGCGACGGCCTTTGGCGTGCCGCCCATGCTGTTGGGCATTCCGGGGGATGCGACTTACGCCAATTACGCCGAGGCCAACCGGGCCTTTTACCGGCTGACGGTGCTGCCTTTGGCGTCGCGGGTGCTGGCGGCGGTGTCGGGCTGGCTGTCGGGCTTTGGCGGGGCTGCGGTGGAGTTGCGGCCTGATCTGGATCAGGTGCCCGCGCTGGCGGTGGAGCGGGATGCAGCCTGGAGCCGGGTGGCGGGGGCGGATTTCCTGACGCCCACCGAAAAGCGGCGCTTGCTGGGCTTGCCGCCCTTGGCCGAGGGGGCATGAGCATGCGGGTTCCGGGGGGATCGCGGTTCCTGTTCGACAGTTTCGACGCGGCATCGCGGATCGAGATGGGCGAGCGGGTGCTGCAAGAGCGCTGGATCGCGCTGGAATACCGGCTGGCGCAGATCGACGAATCCCTCGCGCGGCTGGAGCGGCGGCTTTGGGTGATGGTGTATGGCGTGGCGTGCTTTCTGCTGGCGCAGGGGGCCGAGACGCTGCTGACGGCAGCGATGAGGTAGGGCATGGAGACGGGACTGGAGCGCAAGTTTCACCGACCCGAGACGGGGTTGGCCATCGTGGGGGCGGCGCTGGAGGGCTATGCGTCGGTCTTCGGGGTGGCCGATCAGGGCGGGGATGTGGTGCTGCACGGCGCTTATGCCGCGTCCTTGGCGCGGATGCGGGCGGAAGGGCGACGGGTCAAGATGCTGTGGCAGCATGATCCGGGCCAGCCCATCGGCATCTGGGACGAGGTGCGCGAGGATGCGGTGGGGCTGTGGGTGAAAGGGCGTTTGCTGACCGAACTGGCGCGGGGACGCGAGGCGGCGGCGCTGCTGGCGGCGGGGGCGATTGACGGGTTGTCGATCGGTTATCGCACGGTCAAGGCCGAGCGCGACGCCAAGGGCCGGCGGCAGCTGGCGGAGCTGGATTTGTGGGAAGTGTCGCTGGTGACCTTTCCGATGCTGCCCGAAGCGCGGGTGGCGGCAAAATCCGAAACGGGATTCGACCTGATGGGTGAATTGGCAGCGGCGCTGGTGGCGGCGCGGGCCAGACTGTCTGCGCGATAGGATCGCGCCTGCAAAGGGAAGGTTAAGGACATGGAGACCAAGGACGGAACCGCCGGGGCAGATGCCCCGCGTGGCGCGCAGGCGGCTGCGGAAGTGAAATCCGCGCTGGACGGCTTTCTGAGCGAATTCAAGGCGTTTCAGGGGGAAGTGAAGATTATGGTGAAACAGCAGGATGATCGATTGACCATGCTTGATCGCAAGATGACGACCCATGGCCGCATGCCCTTGTCGGCAGCGGCGGAAATCGGGGTGCCGCACCGCAAGGCGTTTGACGCCTATTTGCGCACCGGGGATGACGACGGGCTGCGCGGCCTGATGCTGGAAGGCAAGGCGATGTCGGGGTCGGTGGCGGCGGATGGCGGCTATCTGATCGACCCGCAGACCGCCGAGACAATCAAGTCGCAACTTCTGTCGACGGCCTCGATCCGGGCGGTGGCGCAGGTGGTGCAGGTGGAGGCGGCCAGCTTTGACGTGCTGGTGGATCGGACGGAAGTGGGATCGGGCTGGGCGACCGAGGTGGCGGCCGCGACCGAGACGGCCACGCCGCAGCTGGACCGGATTTCGATCCGCTTGCACGAGTTGTCGGCCATGCCGAAGGCCAGCCAGCGCCTGCTTGATGACAGTGCCTTTGATGTCGAAGGCTGGCTGGCAGGCAAGATTGCCACGCGCTTTTTGCGGGCGGAGTCGACGGCTTTTGTCAGCGGTGACGGTGTGGACAAGCCCAAGGGCTTTTTGACGGCCCCCAAGGTGGCGAATGCGACCTGGGCCTGGGGCAGTCTGGGGTTTGTGGTGTCGGGGGCGGCGGCGGATTTCGCGGCGGTCAATCCGGCGGATTGCATCATCAATCTGGTCTATGCGCTGGGGGCGGATTACCGCGCCAATGCGACCTTTGTGATGAACTCGAAGACCGCAGGCGCGGTGCGCAAGATGAAGGATGCGGATGGGCGGTTCCTGTGGTCGGACGGGTTGGCGGCGGGGGAACCGGCGCGGCTGATGGGGTACGGCGTGCTGATCTGCGAGGATATGCCCGATATCGCGGCGGGCAGCTTTGCCATCGCCTTTGGGGACTTCCGGGCAGGCTATACCATCGCGGAACGCCCGGACCTGCGCATCCTGCGGGACCCGTTCAGCGCCAAGCCGCATGTGCTGTTCTATGCCAGCAAGCGTGTGGGCGGCGATGTGACGGATTTCGCCGCGATCAAGCTGCTGAAGATCGGCCTGACCTGAGGCTTTGGCGATTGGCCCGGCCCCCCTTGATGGGGGCCGGGGATGTGGCGCTGGTTCGGGGGTAGGGTGATGATGCTGGTGGAACAGGGGGCGGTGCCGGGAGCGGCGCTGCCGGTGGCGGAATTTCGCGACCATCTGCGGCTGGGGACGGGTTTTGCCGATGAGGCGCTGCAGGATGGGTTGCTGGCCAGCCATCTGCGCGCGGCCATGGCGGCCATCGAAGGGCGCATCGGCAAGGTTCTGATCGCGCGGCGGTTCCTGTGGACGGTGGATCGCTGGCGGGACGGGGCGGCGCAGGCGCTGCCGGTGGCGCCGATCACGGGGATTGCCGAGGTCACGCTGGTGGATGCCGCAGGGGGGCGGGTGGTGCTGCCTGCGGGCAGCTATCGGCTGGTGACGGACAGCCATCGCCCCAAGCTGGCGCCGCGGTCGGGCAGTCTGCCGCTGATCCCTGAGGGCGGGCGGGCCGAGGTGCTGTTTGACGCGGGCTTTGGCGCGGCCTGGGCCGCCTTGCCCGCTGATCTGGCGCAGGCGGTGCTTTTGCTGGCGGCAGAGTTCTACGATCAGCGCCATGGCGGGGCCGAGGTGCAGGCGGGCCTGCCCTTTGCGGTGCAGATGCTGATTGAACGCTGGCGCACGGTGCGGGTGCTGGGCGGGGGGGCGGTGTGATGCGGGTGCATCTGAACCGCCGTCTGACACTGGAGGCCGTGGTGCGCACGCCGGATGGGGCGGGGGGCTATGGCGAAAGCTGGCAGCCCTTAGGCATCGTCTGGGCCGAGATCCTGCCCGGGCGGGGACGTGACGTGGGGCGGGTGGAGGTTTCGGTGGCGGCGACGGCCTGCCGGATCACCCTGCGCGCGGCAGCGCCCGGCGCGGTGGCGCGGCCGGTGCCGGGGCATCGGCTGCGCGATGCGGGGCGCATTTTTCGCATTCTGGCGGTGACCGAACGCGACCGTCACGGCCAGTATCTGACCTGTTTTGCCGAAGAGGAGCAGCCATGAGCTATGCGGCGGCGGCGGCCTTGCAGGGCGCGATCTTCGCGCGGTTGCAGGCGCATCCCGGATTGGTGGGGGTGCCGGTGGTGGATGCCATGCCCCCGGGGACCGGGGCGGGGTTGTTCGTGCTGATCGGGCCCGAGGAGGTGCGCGAGGCTTCGGACAAAAGCGGTGCAGGGGCCGAGCATCGGCTGGTGATCAGCGTGATCAGCGATGCTGCGGGCTTTGCCCAGGCCAAGACGGCGGCGGTGGCGGTGGCCGAGGCGCTGGACGGGGTGCCACCCTCTTTGCCCATGGGGCGGGTGGTGTCGCTGGGATTTGCCAAGGCGGTGGCACGGCGGCTGGACGATGGCGCGGCACGGCGCATCGACCTGACATTTCGGGCGCGGATCGAGTTCTGAGGAGAGAGTGTGATGGCGGTACAGAATGGCAAGGATCTGCTGTTGAAGGTGGATCTGACGGGCGACGGGCAGTTCGAGACGGTGGCAGGGCTGCGCGCGACGCGGATCAGCCTGAATGCCGAGACGGTGGATGTGACCAGTCTGGAAAGCGCCGGCGGCTGGCGCGAATTGCTGGCGGGCGCAGGGGTGAAATCGGCGGCGATCAGTGGATCGGGGGTGTTTCGCGATGCGGCCACCGACGAGCGGGCGCGGCAGATATTCTTTGACGGGGAATTGCCGAATTTCCAGGTGATCATCCCGGCCTTTGGCGTGATTGCGGGGCCGTTCCAGATCACGGCCATCGATTATGCCGGCAGCCACAATGGCGAGGCGAGCTATGAGATCGCGCTCGCTTCGGCGGGGCAGCTGTCCTTTACGGCGCTGTGATGGCGAACCCCTGGGCGGGTGAGGTGGCCGTGGTGCTGGACGGGCAGCGCCATGTGGCCAAGCTGACGCTGGGTGCGCTGGCCGAATTGGAGGCCGCGCTGGGGGCGGAAACGCTGGTCGATCTGGTGGCGCGGTTCGAGGCCGGGCGGTTTTCCACGCGGGATGTACTGGCCTTGCTCGTGGCGGGCCTGCGCGGCGGCGGCTGGCAGGGGCAGGCGCGCGATCTGATGACGGTCGAGATCGGCGGCGGCCCGGTCGAGGCGGCGCGGGCGGCGGCGGAACTGCTGGCGCGGGCCTTTGCCGTTCCGGGCGAGGGGCCGTGATGGCGGGGTTCGACTGGCCCGGATTGCTGCGGGCGGGGCTGGTGGGGCTGGGGCTGGAGCCTGCGGTCTTCTGGCGGCTGACGCCTGCGGAACTGCGGTTGATGCTGGGGGCGGATGCGGCAGTGCCGCCCCTGACCCGCGCGCGGTTGGAAGAATTGGCGGCAGCCTTTCCAGACGGGAGGATTGTGGATGGCGGATGCAGAGATGATCGAGGCGCAACTGGCAGCGCTGGAGACGCGGCTGGACGGGGCGGTGCCCCTGACGGCGGCCTTTGAGGCCGAACTGGCCCGGTTGGGTGAGACGATGCTGTTCACCGGGCGTGAGGTGACCAGCCTGTCATCCTCGATCGGGGGCGGGCTGCGCCGGGCTTCCCTTTC